CTAGTGGACTATTAGTTGGCATAAGTTCTGGCGCAAATGTTTTGGCAGCAGAACAAGTGGCTGCGACATATAAAGGCAACGGAGCGATCATTACCTTCCTTTGTGATCGCGGCGAAAGATACTTGAGTTTATTTTAATTTCTATATTGACATATCTCTATGTGTTGTTATAATATAATTAAGTGTTAACAGGAGGGTATTGTGACACCAGAACAGAGTTACGCGTATCATTATCGCGCCATGGCTAAGATTTGTTCCGAGCAGCGCTGGGGAGATCCATTTAGTTATGCTCGCTCAAAGGAGATTTTGGCCGCTAACAAGCTTGGCCACAAAGTTGCTGATAAGTTCTCAGGTGCCGATGCTTTCAATAAGAAAGGTCAGCCTGTAGAATATAAGTCAACAATTAAAGATACATGTAGGGGAGCCTATACTGGTGTATCGGTGTTTAAAACATGGGAGGAGCAAGTTGAATATCTTCGCAACGAAAAGATAGCAAAGTACCCAGAACACTACTTTAATCGTTTCAAGGGCGGTGAATTGGTAGAAAGCTGGGTTATGCCTGGCGACAAGGTATTCGAGATCTTGGTGTCAAAGATGGAAGGCAAGTTCCCCACAGTTCTTGAAAAGAAAGATCCGAGACTTTCCGCTAATATTTCAAATACCGAGATTAAAAAATATGGAAGGAGAATACTATGAAAGAGATAAACTTAAAACAACAAGATGCATATGAATTCCTACAAGAAATTCCAAATGATTCAATTGACCTTATTTTAACAGATCCGCCTTATGAAATATCTCGACCATCGGGTTTTATCGACAGCCTAACAAAACCTGATGGATCTCCTCAATCAGAGAGAACTTTGAGGAGATTTGGTATTAGTTTAGATTTTGGTGAATGGGACAAGAATGAACTGAATCTTCTTCCATATATTCAAGAGATGTACAGAATACTTAAGCCTTCTGGTACAATGATTATGTTCTATGATTTGTGGAAGATTACTCCTCTCAAGAATATGATGGAGTCTGTTAAGTTTAAACAAATTCGCTATATTGAGTGGGTTAAGACAAATCCGGTACCAATTAATAGTAAGATTAACTACCTAACAAATTCTCGTGAAATTGCTTTGACTGCTGTTAAGAAATCAAAGCCAACGTTCAACAGTCAATACGACAATGGAACATACAAATATCCCATTTATCATGGTAAAGATAGATTTCATCCCACGCAAAAGAGTTTAAAGTTATTTGAGGACTTGATTCAGAAACATAGCGATGAAAATGACACAGTATTGGATTGCTTTTTGGGCTCTGGTACGACAGCGGTGGCTGCATTAAACACAAAAAGAAATTTTATTGGTTGCGAAATCGATGATGGTTATTATAATAAGATGGTAGAAAGGATAGAGGACTACAAAAATGAACAGAACAAAGAGTAAGATTCCATTCGTGGGGCTACACGCGCATAGTGTTGTAGGATCCCCGTTTGATGGATTTGGATATCCGCAAGATCACATGGATTTTGCGTATCAAAATGGTACGAATGCTTTGGCATTGACAGACCATGGCAATATGAATGGTACTGCGTATCAAGTTCTTCATGCCAAAAAGATGAAAGCCGAAGGTAAAAGCTTCAAGCCAATTTTTGGTGTTGAGGCTTATTTTGTGCCTTCAGTTGCTAAGTGGAAAGAAGCGTACAACGAAGCGAAGGCTGATAAGAAATCAGCAAAGAATCTCGAAAAAGAAGATGGCCGTTTGGTTACAGAAGACGAAGGCGCATCAAAGCAAAAAAGCAACATCATTAAAGCCAGGCGGCATTTAGTTTTAGTTGCGCAAAACCAGATTGGTTTAAATAATATATTTAAAATTGTTTCTGAGACGCACCAGGGAGATCATTTTTATCGTTATCCTCGTGTGGATTATAAGTTATTGGAGAAGTATAATGAAGGAGTTATTGCCTCGTCTGCTTGCCTTGGTGGTATTTACGCAGGCGACTATTGGGATAATATTGATAATGGCCCTGAAGCTATTTTAAGTGCGATGAGAGAAACGACTACTCAAATGCAGTCAATTCTTGGAGATCGCTGGTATGGAGAGTTACAGTGGAATAATATTGCTGCGCAACATGAGTTAAATCAATATGTAATACAGATGCATCATGAATCTGGAATTGATTTAATCTCAACGGCTGACAGCCACTATCCGAGCCCAGAAGCAATGAAGGATCGCGAATTGTATAAACGATTAGGATTTCTTAATCGACCGAAGAAGCCAGAGTGGCTTACATCAGAATTGCCGATCGACGCGGATGAGCTTGGAATGGATTTATATCCAAAGAATGGCGATCAAATGTGGGAAGCATATAAGAAATATTCTGAGGAATGTGAGGTTGTTTATGATGATGACTTGATTTATGATTCCATTGTAAAAACGCATTATATTGCTCATGAGCGCATCGAAGATTTTATGCCAGATGAAACAGTTCGTTTGCCGAGCTTTGTTGTTCCTGACGGTGCAACTGCAGATGAAGCATTACTTAAAACTTCTGTCGCAGCTTTACGAGCCCTTAAGCTAGATCAAAACGAGGAGTATACAAGTCGGCTGCAACATGAATTAAATGTTATTATTGATCGTGGGTTCTCAAAGTATTTTCTAACGATGAAAGCTATAGCCGATAAGGCCAATGAGAATATGCTTTCTGGCCCTGGAAGGGGTTCGGCAGCTGGTTCATTAGTTGCTTATGTGCTGGGAATCACACAAATTGATCCCATCAAGTATGGACTATTGTTTAGCCGCTTTCTACGTTCAGACGCAACAGATTATCCAGATATTGATTATGATGTGAGTGATGCGTTCGGACTGAAGGAGATTTTAGCTAAAGAATGGGGAGAAACCAATGTTGTTCCTATTTCAAATTTCAATACGCTTCAGTTGAGGTCTTTGATTAAAGATGTTTCAAAATTTTATGAAATCGACTTTGTAGAAGTGAATGTTGTAACTGGGCGAATGGTAAAAGAAGCTACTCCGAAAGCAAAAGCGAAGCATGGTATTAAAGCCGGCTTATATATACCGACATTTGAAGATCTTATGGAATTTTCAGAAACATTGCAGGCTTTCTTGCAAAAGTATCCTCATATCAAAACTCATATTGAGGCGCTATATGGACAAGTCCGCTCTGTTAGTCGCCACGCCGGCGGTGTTGTTATTGGCGAAGACTTAGATAAGCACATGCCACTCATCAATAGGGGCGGCGTGATACAGACTCCATGGGCCGAAGGCCAAAGCGTACGACATTTAGAGCCTATGGGCTTCATCAAATTTGACCTGCTTGGCTTGTCGACTTTGGAGATGATTCAGTCTTGTATTGGTCATATTCTTCAGCGCCACAAAGGTGTTGAAAAACCGACTTACCAGGACATTAAAGAATATTACGACACGCATATTCACCCAGATAAGATTGATCTAAACGATCAAAAAGTATACAAGAATATCTTCCAGAAGGGCAAGTTTGTTGGAATCTTCCAGTTTACAAATGAAGGTGCGCAGCGTTTCTGTAAGTCTGCAAAACCTACTAGTATCATTGACATTTCTGCCATTACCTCAATATATCGCCCGGGCCCTTTGAGCGCTCATGTTGACAAATCTTATGTTAAAGCAAAGCGGAATCCTTCCGAGGTTCAATACGTAAATAATCTTGTAAAGGAAGTTACTGAAGAGACTGCTGGTTTCTTAATCTTCCAGGAGCAAATCGCGCTGCTGGCTCATAAACTTGGCAAAGATTTCTCTCTTGATGAAGGCAATAAGCTTCGTAAACTCTTAACCAAGAAGGGAACTGGCTCTGTTCTGAAAGAAAAGAATAAACTTGAGAAGAAGTTTCTGGATGGATGTTCAGAAAAGAATATTGACTTAACCACGGCAAATAAACTTTGGCAAAATTTTGAGTATTTCTCTGGTTATGGTTTTAATAAGTCTCACGCAGTTTCTTATTCAGTCTTATCTTATCAGTGTGCATGGCTTCTTAATTATTATCCAGAATGTTGGACTGCCGCCTTCTTAGACAAGGAACCAGAGTCTCGTAAAGAGCTAGCTATTTCTTTGGCGCAGCAGTATGGTTTCGAGGTAACAGATATTGATATCAATACTTCCGCAGGAATTTCTTGGGAGATTAGCGAAGATGGCAAAACATTAATTCAGCCATTGAGTTCTATCAAGGGACTCGGAGTAGCAGCTATCAAGCAAATTGTCAATAATCGTCCATTTGAAAATGCTGAAGATCTCTTGTTTAAAGAAAGTGTAACATATTCTAAATTGAACAAGAAAGCTTTAGACGTTTTATGTCGCTCCGGTGCTTTGGATAACGTAGTGGACGATACCTTTACCGGAATGAAACATTTCTGGATGTCATGTATCCAAAATCGTCCGAAGAACAAGAAGAAGATGTTAGAAAACATCCAAGAGTTCTACGATGAAGGCGAATTCTCCCGAGAGGAGCAGATCAATAACATTTCAGATTTGACGGGAATTTTTCCTTTTGACATTGTTCTTTCTAGAGATGTTAAAGCAGCAATTCAGAGATATGAGGTACCAGCGCTCGGCGATTGGGATCCAGAATTGGGAGCAGCTTGGTTTGTTCCTCGCGAGAAGATTGCCAAGAAAACAAAGAATGGCAAGCCTTATTGGATTTTAAAAGTTATTGATAACACATCAACGGTTAATACTATTAGAGTCTGGGGTGTTGATCCTCGAAGAGATTTGGTTCATTTAAATCGCCCTTATGGCGCGCAATTGAGCTATAGCGAAGATTGGGGATTTAGCTTGAGATTAAATAAAAATCGTTTGGTATTATTAGGTTGACAAACTAAAAGGAGTTTGATATTATGAGTGGAGCAGGTAGAAAAATAAGAAGAGCAAAGCAAAAGAAAGCTCAGAAAGAATTAGAAGAAAAGATGTTTATGTTTGGTAAGCTGAGCGATGAATGCTTAGCTTGCAAAGCACCATTTGACAAAAATGACAAAGAACAAGTTCAAAATTGGAACGTGGTGGTACGAAAAAAGGAAAATAAAGTTAATCTTTACTGTCCGGACTGCTGGACAAAAGCGAAGAATATCATTGAAGAATTAACCAGGAGCAAAAATGATAATTGAATATACAACAATAATAGATGGAGTTAAAGCTCCAACGAGAAGTAATCCTTCTGACGCAGGATTAGATGTTTATGCGCAATTGCCAGAAACAGTTCAAGTTGAGCCCGGACAAAACAAAATGATTCCAACTGGTTTACGTTTTGGAATTCCGCATGGCTACATGTTACAAGTGTGTAATAGATCTAGTATGGGAGCAAAGCGCTCATTGGTTGTCGGGGCGCATATAATCGATTCGGGCTACGATGGAGAAGTTTTTATTGATCTTCATAATATTGGCTCAGAGATACAAATCATTGCCAACGGTGACAAGATCGCGCAATTGATTTTAGTACCCGTAGTTCATTTCCGGCCTAGAAAAAGTATTGGTCAAAATCTATATGAAAATCAAGGACTTACGATAAGTAATCGCGGAGCCGCCGCCCTAGGAAGTACGGACGCAATAGAGAATATACATCCCCTAAACGAAGTCCCCGTCGGCGGCTTTTAATGAAGATCAGCAAAGAGCAATGGCGCGGAATGAGCGATCGCGAACCGGGCCAAATTAATCCGTTGCCAGATGTGCAGCTAGGAAACGAAATATATGATCCTAAAGTTAATCACCCAAAACATTATAATAGTGGTAAGTATGAAACTATTGATGTAATAGAAGATTGGAATTTAGATTTTCATTGTGGAAATGCAATTAAATATATTTCTAGACACAATCACAAGGGAGAGCCCAAAGAAGATATTGAAAAGGCAATTTGGTATCTGCAAAGATATTTGGAGACCCTTGTTGAAAACACTTGATTTACATAATGTCAGACGCAACAAGGTGGAAGAAAAATTAATAAAGTTTGTTAATCATCGTCTTCCCCTTGATTTACCATTTAGAATTATAATTGGTAAATCAAAACATACACACACTTTAGTAATTCAATTGTTAGAAAAAAATGAATTGTATTGGAAATATGAAAATTATACTAATACCGATTCCATAATTATTATGGATGAACCACTTAGAATAAAGGAGAACTAGTGAAAGAAGTAGTATCATATGATGACGTATTGTTGGTACCAAGGTACAGCAACATTGAAAGTAGAAATCAAGTTGATATTGGCAGCAATTTAGATGAAGGCTTGGGCTTTAAATTGCCAATTATATCAAGTCCGATGGATACCATAACTGAAAACAAAATGGCGCTGAAGATGTCAAGCCATGGTGCTTTAGGCCTCATTCATCGCTATAATGATATTCCTGAGCAAGCTAGAATTGCAGCTAAAGTTTTTTATGAGAAAGAAAACGCCATTATTGGCGCTGCAATAGGAATGACTGGTGATTTTGAAGAACGCGCCATGGCATTGAAGATGATTGGCGTACAAATATTGTGTGTTGACGTCGCTCATGGGCATCATATTATGATGGAACGTTGCCTCAAAACACTCAAAGATCGTTTTGGGGATGAAGTTCATATTATGGCTGGGAATGTTGCAACTCTTGAAGGATTTGATGCTTTAGCCTCCTGGGGTGCCGATTCAATTCGTGTTGGCATCGGAGG